TCAGTATCCCAATTAAATCCTTTAAATGTTGCATTTTTAATAAATGCTCCTTTTATAATCCATTCAGATACTACATCACCTACAGGTCCTAATACATTGATTGTTAAATCTTTCTTATAGAAATCAGAATAACCATCTCTACCAGTTACTGATTCATGATGTAATCTTACCCACTCCATAGTAGCTTGTGCTCCTGATGGTGTAATTGGATCATATAGTGTCATATTTAAATCACCCCATTTAGCTTTTCCTTTTACTTTTCTGTAAGTATTGATGTGATTTAATACAATTTCTCCTTGCTCTAAAGTAATTTCACCAACTTCTTTAATCATATATGATGGTACACCATCTACATACATTATAAATCTATTGGCAACTTTTGGTTCAAAAGCTGTGAAGAACATTTCGTTTGGATTTACTACTGCCATTTTATTATTGTTTTATTTTATTATACATATTATGTTTTATACTTCTTATGATGGAAATTCTGCTCCAGTTGGTAAAATGTTGAAATCTAAGTAAATAAATTCAGCTGTTTTAGTTGGTTGGATATAAATCGCACCTACCATTTGGTTTCTATCAACTACATCTGGTCCATTATTAGAAGCATCCATAACAACTTTAAACGCATATAAACCTTGTCTTTGTTGTACTGACTCTAAATATGGGTTTACTTGTGATAAGAAATTATTTCTTGTTGCTGCTGTATTTTGTTCAAATACTAAATTATCAGCAATTTGTACAATATATGATTTTAATGCTATTAATAATCTTCTAACATTTATTCTATCTAAAGCTGATGCTTGAGATTGTAATGTTTTCTGACCAAATACTACAACTCCTCTTCCTGGGAATGTAGCTATTGGATTTACTTTTCCTGTATATAAAGTATCTCTATTAGTTTGAGTTAATTTTCTTTGTGCTTGTACTACCGTACTTAAGCCACCTCTGTTAATTCCAGCGGGAGCGAACCAAGCTTCACTTGTTCTGTCATTATACGCGTACACACCCGGAATCATCGATGAAGGTACTGTCCATACTAAATCTCTTGTATCAGGATCTATTATTTGTACCCATGGCCAATAAGCTGCTGCATATGAATTATCAAGTGTACCTGCTTGTGTAACTGCTGTTGTAACTGACCCACCTGCATAGCTAACTAAATCTACAATTGCTATAGCATCTCCTCTATTTGCTGTATTATCAATCATTACATTTAATGGAGTAGCCCAATTTCCACTTGAAATGTATAATCCTGGAGCTGATATAATATTATATTGATAATCATCTTTATTAGCTAATACATTAAATGCATCTGTGTAAGATTCTATTCCATTTCCAACTCCATCTTTAATTCCTTGTGAATTTGCATCTGTAATTTTATCATAATATAATTCTTGCTCATATCCAGCATTACTAGTTATTAATGCTCCTTCACCACCTCCAAATGATCCACTTCCTACATCTGGTAAGTAATTTGCGAATGCTGCTTTTGCTGCTCCATTATTATCAAAATAATTTGGAGTAGGCCAATCTACAGCACTTACTCTTACATATCTTGATCCATTACGATAAGATCCTTCTGTGCTTATAAATGGATCTGAAGTTCCAGCTCCATTAAGTGTTTTTTTCTGTGTTCCTACTACTCTTTCTATGTAATTAGATTGTTTTGGATCTAATGATATATTAGGGAATATTTCAAGTATTCTTTTAGATGTTGCTGTATCATTACCTTGTCTAATTATTAAACTAAATGTTCCAGTTGTTGTATCTGAAGCTTGTATTTCCCATCTAATATTATCAGCAGATCCACTATCTAATGTTCCATTTGCTGATTCAGGGGATGTGTAACTATTCATTACAATACCATCAGTTAATGTTTCTAATGTAAAACTTTCTTCATCTACTAAATCAGCATTTGTAAAAGTTATTACTCCATCTGTTGATGGTGTTCCAAAATTAGCTAAAGGAATTGTTACTGAAGCTATGCCTTTGAAATCACTTGTTCCTTGTGTATTTAATTTTACTGATGTAGGTTGAATTAGTAAGTTACTAGATATTTGAGTTGTTCCTGCTGCTGTATCACCAAAAATTGTAAACGTAGTTGCTGGTGAATCTTCTAAGAAAGAAGCTTGACCTAAAGTAAGTGTTACAGTTCCACTACTATATCCTAAATCTGTTCCTGCAAATTCGAATGAATCACCAACTTGGTAATTAACACCTTGAGCAGTTGCTGTTACATTTGCAACTGTAGTATCTATATTATCTGCTCCACCAGCTGCTGCTAATGTTAAAGTTACAGGACCACCAACAGCAGCAGTTAAATTACCAATTGCTGGATCAGTTAAAACTGCTTGAGTAAATGTTATTACTTCATTCTCAACAAATCCTGAGGATCCTACCCCACTAACTTGACACGAAGTAATAGCACCATTGGGATCAACTGTAAGAGATATTGTTCCTCCATTTCCTGCTATACTTGCAACACCACCTGTAGCAGCATCACCAGTAATTGGAATTGCAGCACTTACACCTTGTACATATGCACCAACTGCTACTCCCGTATCACCATAAGTAAATAAATTTGGAGCTATAGCATTACCAAAACTAAACAATCGACCAACAGCTTTAGTAGTTTCTACTGAAAAAGTAGCTCCTGCTCCACCTGCACCAACTGTTGGTGTATTAGGAACTGGAGAAGCTATTACTGCTGCTGCTTGGTTACCTAAGTTTGGTGAAGAAGCAACTATATAAGTTGCTGAAGTTATTGGAGTTGTTTTAATAAATCCTGTACCTAAAGCACCTGCTGCAATTGTAGCTGTTTCACCATCGGCATATCCACTACCTGCAGAAGCTATTGCAACTGTTGAACCTCCATTTGTATAATCATCAGCTACAATTTCAAAATTTGCTGTTGCTGTTGCATTTGTTCCTACTGTTATAGGTACAGCATTATAAGTTCCTGTTGCTACTGGAGTAATATTTGCAGCTATTGAAGATTTTAAAGGTTTTGCTAAAGCATCACTAGTAAATGAACCTAAGGCAGTTGACGTTACTACATCAAATATTGTAGAAGTATATGGTGCTGCAGCTGCAGCTGTACCACTAAAAGCAGTACCTAATTGACCAGTTGAACCCATAGAAGCTGTAAAGCTCCAAGGAGCTGGAGTTAAATCTCCACTTTCTATATCATTTCTAATAGGGTCACCTGGAAATAAACCTTTTGCTGTTGTAGTTGCTTGTGAAAATGATCCTGATGCTACTCTATTTACTATTAACGATGTACCACCATTATTAAAATAATTATATGCTGATATAGAAGTAAAATATGAATATTCATTCGATCCACTTGCAAATGTACTACCAAAAGCTGATAAATATTCTGAGTAACTTGTTACTAATTTAGGGATTCCTACTCTACCTAAAACTGTAGGTCCAACTAAACAAGCTCCTGCTTGTACTGGTTGTGAAGTTACTTGAGATTGATCATTTTCTCTTGCTAATACTCCTGGGGAAATTAATGTTTCTGCCATTTTATGTTATTTTTATGATAAATATACTAAATTTTTTCAAAATTTTATTTACTTGGTAAAAATTCACCTGTTTCTAATGAAATAGTACCTGGTCCATATTTTTCTTCTAATTCTTTAGCAAAATTAGCTTCTTCTTGCTGTAAACCTTGTAAACTTAATTTTAATTGTTCTTTTTTTATTTGTATGTTATAATTTTGTACTTCAATAACTCCTGAAATTTCTGTAATTTTTTCTAATCTACTTTTTAACTCTTGAATTTTACTAATTTCTTTTTTTTCTAAAACTTTATTTTTTTCAATCATTCGATTTATTATTTTGTTATACATATTAGAAAACTTCTAATAGTATATATTTTTTTAATTATGTAATAGCATTTACTGCTTCAATATTATCTTTAATAATTGCATTAACATGTGTTAAATTAGTTCCGACTACACCATTTACATTATTAGACCAAGTTGGATCTACATAAGTAAATCTTAAAAATGTTTTATTACTAGATTGATTTAAATAAGATAAAATAGTTGAATCTTGAATTGGAGGTATATTACTATAATCACCAGCATTCATAAGTACTATTTGTAAATATGAATCAGCTTGTGCATCAGTAATTGCTGTAGCATTTAATGAAACACTAGAAGCTGTGGTATTATCGTTAATAGTAAAAGCATTAGAATAAGGTACTAAAGGATTAGATATATCTGCCCACCAAGATGTTGAAGAATAATTATTAAAATTTGTTGAATTACCAAATCCTTCAAATTGTGCTAATCTATTTGAAAGATTTCCTGTGGAAGTGGTAGTTGGGGTAAAATGAAATGTTAGATTTGTTATAGTTCCAGCAGTATATCCAGTAAAATCAAATGCAAAATATGATCTTCTAATACCATATAAAGTACTTCCTCTTCCTCCTGATCTAATTATACCTGAAGCTACAGCATTAGTTGATGTGCTATTTAAAGCCTCTGAAGTTGATTCTTCTGCTTGTCTAGCAGTAGAAAAACTTGTAAATCCTGTAGGACCTACTATTACTGCAGTTGCATTTTTTGACCAATTTATATCTGGCATATCTTAAAACTGTTTTTTTGGTAAATAATATTGACTATAATTAAAATAATTATTTGTAGGTGGTGTAACATCATATACGTCATATGTTACCTCTGAAATACCATAATAATTATCTGATCCAGTCATTGAATTCCACCATGTTGTTTTTCCTCCTT